CTGCGCCGCCGGGTATTTGAGTTCGACGCCGACGGCGGCGGACTCCGCGCTCATCGCGCCGGTCGTAACTCCATATCTGGCCGGAGCCCAGACCTCGCCCGCGTATTCGTATGCCTCGTTGTCGAAGGAGTACCATATCTGCGCGCCGCCCCATTTTGGCTGTGAGCCGCAGATCGCGATCCCTATCTCCCGCTGGTTGGTCTGGTATGGCAGCTCGAAGATCTCTGGCGTCAAAATGTCGCCCGGATCTACGTTGGTGTTTATCGTCACGCGCGGCGGGTCGTCGGGATAGGTCGAGGGCGCCGCCGCCCCTGCGCGCAGGGAGAGCGCGGTTATGTTGAGCATTCCGTCCGAATCTTCGTCGATGCTCTTTATGCGCACCAAGGTTTTATAAAGCCCTAATTTCTCATTGGTTACGGTAACGATATCGCCGGGCTCCAAGAGCCCGAAGGACCAATCAAGACAAAAGCTGTAGGTGTTGCGCGTATATACGCTGCGCACCGCCAGCTGTTCGGCCACGTAAAGCGCCCGCGCCTTGGTGTGGAGGAAATACATAGTCTTTTTCGACGCCGGCACGAGGCCGCGTTTTGAGATATCGGAGAGGACCTGAAACTTTGCGGTCTCTTTCTCATAGGCGTTGGCGCGGTTGAAGAATTCTATCGTAACTTCGTTGTAGCATTCGCTGTTGTCGGCGCGCTCGAAGGTCACGGCGGGATCTCCGCTCGAAGGATGAAAATCGTCGTCCGTCAGATCGTATACCGGCTCCAAGTCCGGCGTCCATGTGCCGCCCGCGGTCGTTATCACATCTTCGGCGAGCGGCACGATCTTGAGCTTTTTGTCCGACCAGATGCCCATGGCGTTGGTCGCGGTGAATATCTCGTTTATGAGGTTTACCGCCTCGCCGTCCTGCACGTCAACGGGCAGGGAGATGTAGATATCCGCCGCGCGGCAGTAGCGCCGGTAGTTGTCGAGCGCCGTCTCATCGATGGAGGCCGCGTTGTATCCGAGCCCGCTGATGTTGTTCGTCACGATGTATTTGATCGCGTCGGCGGGGTTTACGTCGAGCCCGTCGCCGGTGCCGAGGAGCTGCCCAGCCACCTCGAAGTTGAAGTTGGGCATCGTGCCGGAGTTGTGCAGGTCGATCTCTCCCGCGACGTAGGCGAGGCGGTTATATGGCAGATAGTGCGAACCGTCGCCGTAGTTTTGCAGCCCCGTCCACGGCTGTTGTCCCGCGGCGCCTTTGAAGAGGTTCAGCCCCGTCGAGGCGAGGGTTACTATCTCTTTGTCGCGCCAGACGCGCAGGACGTCGCCTATTTCGCCCTCGCAGAGCCCGATTAGCGCCTTGACGGTGTATGTATAATTCGTGGTGACGGTGGTCTGTCCGCCGCCGCCTTTGCCGGCCCTCTGGCGGTCGGTGTGGGCGTGTTCCTGGAAGTCGGCCCAGTCTATTACGTTGCCGGCGATGCGGGTGGTGCCGAAGATGACGGGCACGCATTCGCCGTAGGTCGCGGAATTGACCTGGAATTCGCTTATTCTGTTGCCTTCGATGTATGTCGTTTTTCCTCCGAAGAGTCCGCCCATTCTAGCACCCCCGTTCTTTTCTATCTTTTGGCCTGTAATAGCCGGCGAGCCGGCTTCTGCTGCTTTTGTCGCAGAGCAGCATGTCTGAGAGCGCCGTGATGATCACGCCCTGTCCCACGTAGGCGTGGATGATTTTTTCATTGCCGATTACGATGCCGCCGTGGCTGATACAGCGGCCGAAGCGGAACATGGCGATGTCGCCGGGGAGGGGCTCAGCCACTTCACGGCAGTAGCGCAGAAGATTTTGCAGGTATATCTCTTCGCTGCGGTGCAGGTGCCATTCGTTGGAGTATGGCGCGGGCTCGCACTCATGCGGGGCGAGATAGCCGCTTTCTTCGTATGCGGCGATGAGCAGCTGACAGCAGTCCACGCCGACGCCCTTTAGTTTCGCGCCCGCGTGGTACGGCGTACCGAGCCAGCCAAGCGCCGCCTCGACGGCCGTCACAACAAGGTCTCCTTCAGCGGCACGTATGGCGTGGCGCGGTTGTTGAGCCAGTTGTTGAATTTGTTGCGGCACGTGGCAACGGATTTGTCGCAGCCCGGATATACGCGGAAGGTGTCTCCCGCGGAAATGGCCGCTTCGGGCGCCACGAGCAGGTTGAGCCGCCCGGACGTGCTTGCTTTGATGCCGGAGGCGGTGCCGGCGTTGGCGCCCGTGAGCCATTGCAGCGTTCCCTGGTCGTAGTAGCCGGCGGCGAATGAGAGAGAGGTCTGTATTTCGCGGTTGCTTCCGCCTGTTACGGTGCCTGTCGCGGCCCATGCAGCCTGTACAAGTCCGCAGCCCGCGCCGTATAGGGTCCACGGGCAGTTGGGATAGTAGCGGTTACGCGGAAAGGTGGACTTAAAGCGCTGGGAGGCCGATTTTACCTCAAGTTTCAGCTCGAGGCCGCCGCCGTCCTTGACGTATATTTCTCCGTAGAAGATACAGACTGTACCAATAACTTCACCGGGGCTGCCCATGTAGCAGCGCAGGATCTCCAGCTTGCCGTCGTCGAGCATTCCCGCGTGCGCCGCCTGCAGGATGGGCAGGCCGCCGACGATATCGCTTTCGTCGACAGTCCAGGTGACGGTCACTTTATCGATCTCTATGCTTGCGTTGTTTCTTATCGTCCCGCGCCTAAAGAGCGGCCGTTTGTCGCAGGGGTAGAGTTTGCCGCCGGCGCCGACGTTCATATCGTAGTCGGCATAGCGGTAGCTCTCTCCTGATAGCAGGGTCAGTTCGTAGAGGTCGCAGGAGTGGAAGATGCAACTGTTTTTAAGGTAGTTTTTCAGGGCGTCTGTGGCTGTTTTCATCTTACCGTCACCAGCCTTAACGAGGATATTTTGTTGATGTCCAAGAACAGTACTTCGCTCGCGAGTTCGTCGCTCGCCATGGCTACGCGCCAGTAGTATTCAAAGCTGGCGGTTATTACTTTGCCGGTCTGCGGCGCGGCGCTGAATTTTATTATGCCGCCGTCCTCGAGCGTGAAGGCGGTGGTCGCCGTGCCGTTTAAGTATACGGTTAGGGTGTTTGGCACAATGTCGGTTACCGGCAGTTTGAAGCCTCCGAAGAGGCGAAAGAGCTGATATTCGCTTTTTGAGCCGGTGCCGGCGCCTATTTGCAGTTTTTCAACTTTGTATTCCTCCGGGTCTTTCCAAAGGAAGGGTTCGAGCATCCCGCGGCGGGCGCAGACGAAGCCGCCGACGGCCTCTACCTGTTGCTGGGTGAGGCCGACCAGCGAGCTTTCGATCTCTATCTCCGGGTAGGCGATCGTGGTCATGGCCTTGCGTTTGCCGGAGGCCGATTTTACTACTTTTGTGTCCCATTTGATGTTTTTGGTGGAGTTCCAGCCGATGGGCATTTCTGGAAATATTGCCAAGGTCATGTTTCATCACCCCAATGCTGCGAATTCGCGGTTGAGATCTTTCATGAATTTCCTCAAGGGCTTGCCGCCCGTGTCCTCGAGCCAGCCGCCGAAGCTCTTGGCGTCCATCGCATATACGCTCATGTTGACTGACGGCTGCTGTTCTGCCACGGTTTCAACGGCCTCTTTTTTACCGATGCCGCCGCCGGCAGTCTCCTGACCGGCTGGCTCAGCGTAGCTGGGCACGCCGACGGAAGCAAGCGGCGGTCCCGTGACAAGCCCGCCCTCGGAAAGGGCCGGCATTTTACCGCTATTGAGGCGGTTGAGGAAGCCAAGTCCGAGCCGGTCTACCGCCGACGCCTTCATAACGTATTCGCCGTTTGAGAGCATGGCGGGGACAGAGTCGGAGGTCGCTGTGCCGGCTCCGAAGACGGGGCCGCCTTTCGCTAATCCAGGCACAGCCGACAGCATTGATGACAGCGCGTGTGTGGCGCTGATGCCAGCCATGGCAGGGGCGCTGTTGGCGCCGAACGAGGCAAGCGATACCGCGGCGGCGGCAGGAGCCCACGCGGCAGCAGTTGCCGCTCCGGCCGCTACGGAGGCGGCGGTCTGCGCGGCGATTGCCGACTTGCCGATTATTCCTTCCATGAGCATCCCGGCTACTTTCTTCGCGTAGAAGTCAACGACGACCTGTAGCAAGGATTTACCGAAAGATTTCAGTGCTTCTTCGGCTGTCGATACCCCCATAAAGAAATCGCTGATGCTTGAGGATACGCCGTCAAAGGCCGTAGCGTAGACGTCGGCCCACAGCTGGGCGGTGGTCGCCAGCGACGCGCGGCGCGCCTCTTCGTAGGTGCTCATCATTGACTGCATAGCATCGTAATTGTTTAACCGCAATACGTTTTCAGTTGTCAGGGCCTCTTGGAGTTTCTCAAGCGAACTTTGCGTGTACGCTTCGTCGATCTCGGCTTGTATGCCCTTACACTGCCGATAATAGTCGAGCTTTTCGTCCTGGAGCTGCTTGAAGCGCTCAAGTTCATAGTCATAAAGGCTTTGGGTGAAATCCAATCCGTCTTGTCCGACTTTTTTATACGCCACCCCTGCGGCTTCAAGCGCCTCAATGATGTTTCGCTTTTGCTCCTTGGTGCCGTCGGCATATTCCGAATTGATTTTAGCAAAGAAGTCGGTCGCGCCTTTGTAATCGTCGCGGGCCTGCCTTGTCATTTCGTAGAGGTCTTTATTGGTCCCTTTGAGTCCGCCTGCGTTGAGGTTGTTGAAAAGTTCTGCGTAGCCGGTGGTGATCTCCTGGATCGTGCGCTGCTTTTCTTTAGCCTCTTCGTGGAGGATGAGGCGGCGCTTCTCGCTATAGGTTTCCTCAAGCCGCGTAAGGTCGCGCTGATAGTTGCCGTTGACGCTCTTCGTTTTGTCGAGCGCGGCGATCTCGTCGCTTTTCCATTTATCGAGGACGTCCATCTTGGTGCCGGTCATTTGAATCCATTCATCTTCTATGGATTCGGAGGTGCGTTTCGCTTCTTCACGTAAGCGTTTCAGTTCGGCCTCGCGCTTCTTTTTCGCTTTTTCGTCTTCATCACCGGCGCCAAGCAGATCGGGAACTTTGACATTGCCTATGTTTCCGGCTTTTTTGAGCTGGTCTTCAATTTCTTTCCGCTGTTTGTAAAGTTCAGTGAGCTCTTTCTGCCTATCTTTTTCAATCTGAATTTGGTCCTGTACATCGCGAGCCGCAGCCAAGGCACTTTTGTCTTTGTTCTGGATGTTTTCTACGTTCTTTACCGTGCGCTTGCTTTTTCCTTGCGGAACACGCACTTTAGAGATTTCGCCCATCGCGGCGGAGGCTTTTTTCGCCTCGGCCTCGAGCATCACAAGTTTCTTTTCAGATGCCTGTATCGCTTTTTGTACGGCGCTGGAATCGGCGTTGGCAAATTCGCCGTTCACTTTCTTTATGGCCGCTTCGGTCAAGGCAGCCTGCCGTTCCGTCTCGGCCATCTGCGCCCTCATGCCGAGCCAGACGCCGCCGCCAACAGCAAGCGCCATCCAACCGACGGGGCCCATTGCTATTGCCAGCGATTTGAAGGCTGCCGCCAGTCCGTAGACCGTACCTTTCAGCGCCGCCATAGCGCCGCCGGTACTGACGATCTTTATCCGCGCAAACATAAAAGCCTGTGCCATCTGCGCAACGATCGTGTTTGTTTTATTCAGCGGCCCGTAGGCCGCGCTTATTTCACCCAAAAACCAGCTATAACCGGATGAGAGCATACTTATACTCTTATAGGCGGTTATGGCCGCGACGCCGCTTTGCAGGAAAGAATCTCCCATCGGCCCCATGACGTTGGTCACTCCGCTCAGCTCCGCGATAGCAAGCCCCAGGAGCGTCGTAGTTTCCATCATGCGCAGCATGGTGGAGTTTGTCTTAACGGAGTTGAGCGCGGCGATATAGAGCGCGGGTATGAGCCGCCCCGTAAAGGCGGAGGCGAGCCCGATCACTCCAAGCTTTACAGATTCGGGAACCATCTCTTTCAACGCCGTTTTTATGCCGGCGTTCTCGGCCAGCTTTGTAAATTCCGTTAAGTAAGCGCCGGCCTCTTTCAGCCGGTCTTTAAGATCGAGCGCCTCGGAGATGCTGTTGCCGATCTCACGCGCCGCACCGACTGCGTTGTCCTGTATCGTGGACAGTAACCCATTAATCGTTTGGCTCTGCTTCTCCATGCCGCCTTTGAACTGGCGGTTCATGCCGTCCAAGATCACCTTTATGGTCGCTTCGGCGTTGAATACGCCCTTTTTAGCGAGCTCCTGCGTCTCGGCGATGCTCTTGCCGGAGGCTTCCGACAAATATTTCCAAGCGTTGATACCCTGCTCGCCGAGCTGCTTCATCTCTTCCGCGCTGACCTTCGCCTTGGCCTGCATCTGCCCCAAAGCGCGGATGATAGACTGCATCGTTTCGTCACTTCCGCCTAAGCTACTCGCCGCGTCGCCGACCGAGGTCAGCATCGGGATGACCGAGTCAGCGGCAAAGCCATAGGCAAGTATCTGCTGCGTGGATTTGGAAATGCCCGGCAGCTGAAACGGCGTGCGCGCGGCGAAGTCTGTCAGGTCTTTCACCATCGACTTCGCCGCTTCACTTGAGCCTAGCAGCGTCTCGAAAGCCATTGTAGTCTGTTCCATGTCGGCGGCGAATTTCACCGCGGCAACCCCCGCCCCGACAAAGCCGGCGGTGAGGTATTTAAGGCTTGAAAGCGATTTCTGCGAAGCCGCGACCGCGTCGGAACCGAAGGCGGTCTTTATTTGCCGCTGCACGGCGTTAAGTTCTTTGCGCAGCCCCGAGCTGTCACCCGATATTTTTACCAGCAAGTCCGCTATTACGCTCATTACCTCACCTCCGGAAAATTTTCTTTGAATTGTTCTTCTTGTTGTTTTAAAGCAGCCTCTTTAGCCTTGCGAATATCGTCCAGCGTCTTTTTAGAAAGCAGCGGGGCGGCAAGCGCGGCATGATCGGCATACCTGTACTCTTTTTTGCGCAGGTAATTGGCTATCGGCAGGAAGAAGTACCCATAGAAGAGTGCCTCGTTGTCATGCCGCCACAGATAGCCCTCGTAGAGCTGCAAAAGTTCATAGGGCTGTAATTTCTCAAATTCATCAGGCTTAAGAGCCAGCGGCCCGTAGGCCACCGGTTCCGCCCATTCAAGCCAGTCGGAGATGGTATTTACTCGACCGGCTTCTTGGCGTTTGGGTCTTCCGCTTCGCCATCTGCTTCCGTCTCTGGCTTTAGCCCTAAAATAATGTCAGCGGCCTTTTTTCCGTAGATGCCGCTCGCGACGATGGCGCGTCCTACCTCTTCTTCAATTTCGGAGAACATGCCGCCGGCGTCGATAAAGGCGTCGATCTTCTTGGCGTAATCGTCAAGGGAGGCTTTATAGTTGTGATGAGCGAGCCCGACCACGCAGGCGTAAAGAACAAAATGCAGCCCCGCGCCCGCGCCGCCGATTCCCGACTGCATCGCGCCGACGCTCTGTCCGGTCAGCTTTTCCAGCATCGCAAGGCGCTGGATGTCAAAATACATGTGCTGGTTTTTTTCAAAGAATTCAAAGGGAATGGTGCGTTTCATGGGATTTTCTCCTTTTTATTTTGTCGTCGCCCCTTGACAATAATGCGCATAATGCGTATAATATTGTCATAAAGGAGGCGGGGATATGAAGTTTCGGGAAATTGAAAAAATCCTTTTGAAGGATGGATGGAAGCTAAAGAATATCAAAGGTTCCCATTACCAGTACATCCACCCGACAAAGCGCGGAAAGATTACAATCCCGAGACACACAGGGGATCTCGACCCAGGAACAGTAAAGTCAATATTAGAGCAGGCCGGGCTTTAAAAGCCCGGCATTGCCAACCACATAAAGGAGGTTGCGCTATGATGAAATTAACTTATCCGGCGTGTTTTTACCCCTGCGAAGAGCTTAAAGGCGGGTATACAGTGGTCGTGC